GATGGTTCACACATTGGGGCCTGGCGCTATCCCACGGCATCAAAATTGGTGACGAAGATTGCCCTCGGATTAAATTGATCCGGTCAGAAATGCGCATCCAGAACGCACCGGCCAGAACCAAGTATCTCACCCGAGAACAGGTCGAGGCGATTGTTGCAGAGGCCGATAGGCGCGGGGCGGATCACATCGCCATAAGCCTTCTGTTCCGGTTTGAGTTCCTTTTGAGAGGCCGCGACGTGTACGGCGAATGGGAACCCTTGAATGGCCGCAAAGGCGGAGTCCAGCACAACGGCAGCATTTGGGTGAAAGGCCTGACTTGGGAAATGTTCGACACGGATCTTACCAAATTCAGCAAAGTGATCAGCAAAACACGGAAGAGCCTGCCCGAGCCCTACACCTTCGATCTGACCAACGTGCCCGCGCTACGCGAACGCTTGATGAAGATACCGAAAGAGAAGCGCGTTGGCCCTGTTGTGACGGTCAGGGGCGGGAAGCCACCAAGCGAAAACGCCGTGACCAACGGCTTCAAGCGTATTCTCCGGCATCTCATCAAGGACGAGGCGAACGCACACCTTGGATTGACGGACAGCTTGCGCATCAGTGACGCACGATCCGGCGGCATTACGGAGGCAAAGTCGATGGTTGACCCGATGATGCTGCGCGATGCAGCACAGCACACACAGATCAGCACCACGGATAGATATGTTCGGGGAAGGTCAGAGGCGGCAAACAATGTTGTCGCAATCAGGGGGAAAATGAAGTGATCAGAATGAGAACATGAGGAACGAATAGGTAACACACTGAGTAACGGGAGAGTAACGGGGTTCCATTTTATCCATTAAAACAGATAGATATGCGGTGAATTTCAGTGATTGCAAAACGACAGCACATTGTTTGTTTTCAATACCCCGTTACTCATAATTTCCAGTTTACCGCCGGAAATTCCCTAAATCGTTATCAATATGAAAACCAAAAGTAACGGGGCAAATGGGTACACACTGCCCCACATAAACCCCCGTTGATCCCACCAGTTCTTTTGCCGCCATTGGATAACCTCACGCACAGCATAGAACACCGGACCCACCAGCAAGGCCAGCACCGGATTGGGAAGGTTCAGGACGTAGGCCACAACAAACGCGGCCAAGCTGATCAGGATGGACAGAGGGAAGTGTGAGTAAGGCCATTCTCTGAAATTGATCACAACGTCACCCCAATGCGCTTTGCCATAACCGCTTCACCTCGCTTGGTATCAACGGTTCCGGTGACGCTCTGGATAATTGTAAGACCGTAGATGGCGCCTTGGAAAACCAAACTCGTACCGGCGCGAGACCCGACGTATAGGACATGGTTCCCCATAGGACCGTCACCCATACTGGCTGTCACATTCTTTTCTAGAGACCCATCAACCCAAAGCTGGTGCATCCCTGCGGAAAGGCCCACCTTATGCGTCGTGACGTATTTTTCACCAACTGAAAGCCCGACATAGGTAAGAACGCTTCTGAACCCATCTCCAGAAGCCATTGCTTGCCCATCGGAATTGAGGTTGGTGCGCGGGGCAAGGAGCGCGAAAGTCCCGTGATTAGAGGTATCATCCGCCGCCGTGGAAAACTCATAGATCACCCGAGAGTTTGTATCCACTTCCTTTTCCCAAGCACAGAACACAGTCACTTCATCGGAAGCGGTCAGATCAACCGAGAGCGTTTCCATAAAGGTTCCCGCGAAGAAGTACAGATAGAGTTTCCCCGCACTGTCCTGCATCAACGTCGGCTTGAGCAGGTCATCATCCTGATACAGATAATACCCGCTTCCGTTGGAACAATTAACCCGCCCTACATCATCCCCCACGCCAGCAGGAATGGTGCCGGCAGCATCCTGAAATACTGTGGAAAGGTCAGATGGATCAAAGTCCACCGCCGGATTGAGCCGCCGCATAGACTTTCGATACTTCCCACGAAGCCCACCGCCAAGGATGAAGTTCGCCGGATCAGTCATGCGACACCGCCACGGACGTTCCGTCAGGCGCGTATGCATAAACCCGTGCGCCGGTAAGGCCCGGCCACAAATCCGCGACAGCTTCACCAATTAATGCGGCACCAGGCAGGAGAAGCAGGCTGCCGGCCTCTGGGCCATCATCAGGTGCCGACGATCCACGGACCAGCCAGCAAGGCGCCCCGCCGGTATTTTGGAGAGTGATAACGGACGTTACGTCGGCATTGGTGACTTCACCCCATGCCGCGCCATTGACCGATACAGTGTCAGATTGTGCCATTTGGTTTACCTTTCAGCTTTCGCCCACTCAGGGTCTCGACTTTATCAGCGCAGTTTAGAAGGGCCGCGCGATCCTCGCCCCACAGAACTTCTATCTGTTGATCATTCAGCCAGCCATCAGGAAGGTTCACGGGCGCAGCGCATGGATCAGCAGACTTAGCGAATGGCTTTGAGCCGCTGCACCCTGCTAGGGCTAAGACAACGATCAACAGTGACAGGTTCCGCATATGCTTGTTCCTCAAGTTGTCGAGCCAGTTCGTCACGTTCACGAGCAATTTCAATTCGCGCCTGATCCAGTTTCTGCCCGGCCTCAATCCTTGCCAGCAACTCTACCTTATGAGCGGTTTCCGCCGCACTGTACCCCATCGAATAGCCACGCCACCCGGCTACCCCGATCAGAGCAATGACGCCGAGAATGATCCAAGGCAGAAGTTTGACGTTCATGACGAAGCCTCAATAAGAACGCCAGCGACAGCGCCAACGCCTGCACAGAAACCGGATACCAGCATAAAGGCAAACGCAGCGTCACCATCAAATAACCAAACCACCGAGGCGACAATCAGCCCAAGGACGAAACCAACCACCGCGCCAATACCGAGAAAAGAAAAGAACGCAATTCCAGACAAATTAGGCATCATGCAACTCCCTTCATGCAGAGCTCATAAGAGGCCGCGCGACGGTTCACGAGGCCGCGTATGACGCGCCCCCCTGCCTTGTTCCACCACGTTAGGGCTTGGCACCCGCCGGAGATATTACCCGCGTTCAGGCGGCGTGTTGCCGTGCTTCGGCCAGCGGCCCGCACACCGGCGTTATAGGCCAGTTCGACATAAGACGTGTCGCGCTCCGGTGTCAGGCGAAAATTGATAGTTTCGGGCGTGAAATATTTGTGCAAGCTGGCTCGATATTCCACCAACTCACGGCCAAGCATATCGGCGCATTCTTTATCGGTGTAATAATCGCCCCGCTTCACGCCTTTGGTTTCGCCATAGCAGACCGTCCACACGGGCGGGCTCGCTATCCGATCGAGGTAGGCATGATTGCGCAGGCCTTCCCACTGCCCGACAAACGGTATTGCGACCACGAGAAAGGCGGTCAGAGCGTCGGAACGCATCTTTGTGGTGTCGATACCTTGATCGATCATCCGGCCAGCAGAACCGGCAATGAGCAAGAACATCCCCATCCACCACCAGAAGCGCGGGTTTGTATCAGTTTCGGCCAGCCAGTAGATCAATTCGGGAACAATCAAACAGGCGATGCCGATATAATTGGCCCACATGCTGAACGCCTTGAGAGCGATATTCTTTGCGTCGGGTATGAGTTTCAATTTTCTATCCTTTCGGGTTCGATAGCACTTGCAATGCAGACAGGTTCGAGTTCGACCCATCCTAAAACTTTGTCTTCCACGCGCGCTTGCCAGCAGGTTTCCATGAACCAGCCCTGCAATGGGTCAATGACGACTGTTGAAGGATAATTGGCCCACCATTCCAAGGTTTCAGGCTGGCGATACCGCGTCCCATCAGGGTTTGCGGCGTAGTCAATCCAACCCGACCATTCAGGTGTCCACGCATGGCGGAAGGTGCTTCGATCACGCAAGGCCACCTTATACCGGCCATTGAACGCCTGTTTCGCATGACCGTCCGTATAGACCACCAGCTTGCCATGTTCGCGCGCGAGGTCCGCATGCGTCACACTGAACAAATCGGCTGTTTGGGGGAGGTCCAGACGCGCCTTGATTTCATCACGCTCTGCCTTTTGGGCCAGGGTGAATTGCCGGATCTCATTGCCGAGAGATACAGCCAATGCCGACAGGGCCGCGATCAGAATAAACCAACTCTTTGCCGCCCCACTTGTGCTTTTCATCCGCCCGTGATCCATTTTAAAACCTTTCCCAGATCATCCCGGAAGGCGATTAGAGCCGCGAGAATGCCGGCGATATACGCCGACCAGCTTCGCACCGTTGACCAGAGCCATTCCATGCGCTCGTCTTCTTTGGCGATTTTCTTGAGGCGCACGATTTCCGCTTGCGTCAACTCTTTGGCTTTATCGTCTTCCATGACAGTCACTTTCGTTCACCGGATATATGGGCCTATCCCGCCGCCCGGTTCGGGGTTGCTCAGATCAAGAGACCTTCTTGCTTCAAATCTTATTCGTCGGGGCCGGATGCCTCTTTGTCCGGCGCCAAGTTCGCCACGCCTTGATTGAAAAAGATGTATGTGTCGCCATCCATGCTGCCATACGACCCGACAGGCAGTTGCGCAGCCACTTGCTTGATCAGGTGCAGAAGGCGCACATCCATTGTCACTTTCACTTTGTTTGTCATGCCACTACCGCCAATTTCACCACTGTGTTTGTCCCGAGGTCCAAGACCTCAATGTGTCCCGTGATAGCCGCGTCCGATTGGGATACGACCTCACCAAAACCGACTATGCCGGTTCCCTTGCCTGTCAATTTCAGGTTTACATTGTCGTCACCGCCAAACGCCGTGACCGTTGCAGCAGCACCCGAAATGCCGCCTTCGATCGATACGCCGTTCACGACGTCACCGGACCCATATTTGACAGAGAAGATGTTGTAAGCGGGGCCCTCATCATCACCGATGAAGAATGCGTTATCGTCAAACTGCATGCGCCACAAAACGGTTGGGTCTTTGACGGTGCTGGTGATCTTTACCACCTCTGCCTGATCACCATCGACGCTATCCACACCGTCACGAGAATACCATGTGAAGCCGATGTTATACGGCATGACCATCGCGCGCCCAAAGCCCTCGCTATAAGCAGGATCGGGCTCATCAGTCTGACCATCGCGCAAGATGCTGTTGAACTCGAACAGGATACCCTGGTGTCCCATCCCGCCATTGTTGATTATGTGGATGAACGAGCCGATTGCATAGCTGTCACCAAAGACCACCGTGTCTGATCCGGCAGCCAAGCGGAGAGTGTTTGTCACACCTGTTGCCACGTCCTGATAAGGCGTCGGTTTGCCGACCACCCCCGCAAGGTTGGCGACGTTGATTTCAATACCGACGTTGCCCTTGGTGGCGCCGTTTGCCCGCACACTATCGAAGTATCCGGCAGTCGCAGAGAGGCCCGAATTGTCATTCAAGACAAAGCCGGTGACGCCCAAAGCGTTGTTCCCGCCAGACGTCCGGCTTGCCCCCGAGATAGCAATGCCACCCGAGGCATCGCTTACGACTGAAAGGCGGGCCTGATCTTCGGCATAATCCCAATGCTCGACGGGATTGATTGAACCCGGCGACGAAAACGATTGCAGCCAAGATCCACCCGTTACCGACCCGTCACGCGCGTTGTTGTGGAGAGCGCCAGCGCCGATATGAACGCGCCCGAATGTTCGCCAGGCGTCAGGATCAGGCGAGCCGTTGTCCAGACCGTAGAAGAAGTTCTGATCATCCGGCCCCTGCCAAATCGGCTTTTTGAAAAAATCGGTCATATCGTTTCCTTACAAAACCATGTGAATTGTGAAGCCGCGAATATCAGCCCCAAGGCCAGACACATCAGCCCATTTAACACTCACGTCGTCGCCGGTTTGCTGCCTGTAAAGTTCCAGATAGTTAGAGTTTGCCCGCGTCTTAACAAAGTACGTTCCGATGTGAGGAAGTTGCTGCGTCAGAACATTTACAAATTGCTCTTTCGACGCCGCATTTGCAGCGGTAAGAACTTCAGGAAGTTGAATGCGCACCGTGTCTGCAGATGTGACTGTTGAAGCGTCCATGTTGTATATCGCGTTGATCGTGATTGTAGCGATGCCTTGCGAGATCGAATAGAAACCAGTTACCGGCGTCGGGGAAGCAGCCACAGGATCTTGCGCATCCGCCAGATAGCAGTTGGTAATCTCCCCATTACTTACGTCGTTCATCCACCCCAGATAGGCCTGTCTGCGATCACAGCCACTAGGGTAGATAATCCCGTCGTTGGTCGTCACTTTGGGAATATCAACCCCAACCATGTTCTCTACGTTTGAGAAATCCCAACCGGACGAGGCATCAATGCCCTGAACCTTCACGTTTCTGATGGAGGTATAGCCGACACCAGATTTTGCCCCGCCTACAACAGAATGGGTTTCCGCCCCGATCAGTTGCGGGTTCTCCATCGTGCCGCCATCCACTTCAACGTCAGCATCATCAGGTGTCACAATCCGGTTTATATCCGTGTCGTAGACATAAACGTCTACCTTCGGATGCTCGTCCACACTGATAGACATCTTGGTAGAGTCCGTGACGCGAAGCTGAACTCGGTAATCGCCAACACCCGCCGCAGCCCCCGCATACTGCGTTGGGAATTGAATACCCAAGCCAGTGAAGTTTGTTCGCGTTGCCTTGGCGTTGATGATGTTCAGTGTGCAGTTATCCGTGTCCGCAGGCAGGACCATGTTTTGATAGTCAATCAAGCACTGGAAGCGCCAATTGCCGGCACCAGTGATGTTTTCGATATGGATGTTGGACGGAGCAATCGGGGCAATCATCGACGCGCCTGAATTAACCGTGATCGACACAGGAATAATCTCTCGGTTATCCCCATTGCTATCTAGGTCTGTGCGAGTGATGTTGCGCACGGTGATGCTGCGAGCCACAGGCGCCGAAATGACCTCAGTTCCAACAGGGTTCGTAGTGGCGTCTACAATAGTCCATACAAAGCTATGATTAGACCCCTCGACCCCATCAACGATGATGTTGCCATAGAAGTACCCGCCGTAGTCTGTGCGGAAGTTGACAACGGGCGCATCAATCCATTTGCAGTTGGTGATCTGCAACGTGCCGCCGCCCCATCCGAGGTACACCCCCCGATTATAGACCGTGCTGTCACTGACAAAGTAGTTATGCCCGCCGTTGTGGAAGTCCACCCGGTTCAGGTTACAGTTCGAAACGTACAGGCCATTACCGTTGTTGGTGCCCATCGCGCCCCAACCTTCGGTTGCCGTGCAGTTGTGCATGCGAACCTCTGCAAAGTCTTCGAAGTTGAACACATAGGTTCCGCCGCCATCGCCACCATCTTGTTGAGCGTGGGCAACCACATCGTCAATCTGGACATAGGCCGCGCTGTAAATTTTGATCAGGCGGTTGATCGTGTCAGGGTCGGCATCGCCATCCTTCTGCATAAACTGCATGTTGCCAATGCGGACATTGTTCCGCTCGATACGGAAGATTTCTTGGTTGTTGAAGGTGTCCGTATCCACAGTGCCGCCGACAATTTCAATCCGGCCACGCAGGGGCATCAGACGGTATTTGTAGTAGATTTCCGTTTCAGCGGTCATATCCACAGAGAGCGGTTGCAGGGTGCGGGCGTTGACACCAATCGCAAACGACTGGCGATATGAAAGCAGCCCATCCTTGTAACGATTGGAGATATTTGGCCCCGTCCCACCTGAACCTTGGATGTATGCGTAGCCAGCATGTCGGCAGAAGTCGGCAGTCGGACGAGTCGAACCGGCAGTGTAATCACCCACAAGGGAACCGTCCGCTGCAGGCGTAGCCACATTGCCGGTCACGAGCGGAGTGTCCGCATTATAGACGTGGTACATCGTGTTGACTGTGTGGCTTGCCGGAGTGTCTTCTAGCCCGTTTACGGCTTTCAGTTCGCACCCTGCGATGTTGAAGTGCGTGTTGACTACGATCCACCCGTCCGCCTCTGTATTGGCATACGGCAGCCCAGAATAGGAAACCAGCAACCCGTTTTCATTGGCGTAGAAAAAGCAAAGCCGGACAGCGGCAGTGTCATTGACGGTCCCGTCAAACCCGTCACCAAACTGATCAGGGAAAACGACATGACCGAAAGGCACCCAACCAGGCATATCCGTAATGTCCGTTGCGCCCATCTTGCGCTGATACACGCGGTTGTTGGCGGTAAACGTGGCGCCATCCCCAAGGATTTGCGCAAAGGCTGTTTGAGAGTAGGTTACACCCTCTGCCCGAGTATCAAAGCAAGCACCGCGGGCCTTCAATGCCTCTTCGGCATCGTCCCAAGGGCCAGCTGTGCCAAGGTCCGAAAGCATAGAAATGTCTGAGGAAATAGGCGCGTGGCTTCGGATCTCGAAAGACGACCCGTCAGGCGGGGCCTCGTTAAAGCGCAAGATCGAATTGTCGGTTGGATGCAGCGCGTATTCGCTCGAAAGCACGGTGCGGCCTTCCCAGTTGACCAGCACATGCACGGCAGACGTTACGGTCTGACCGATTGCAAAATCAACCGTGGTTCCGTCGCCGGTATGAGACCGCAAAATATTTTTGACCAGCCCCGCATCACCACCGCTTGCAGAGTTCCCAAGATCGACATTGATCAGTTTGCCGCCCGACCACTGCAAAAACTGTTCATCGTCACCTGGCTCAACCTCGAAACCTTCACCAATTCCGGCGCGAATAGTGCGATCCAGTTCCCGTGCATGCTCTTGCTGAACGGCCGTGATCCGGTCCAAATCTTCTTGCAGGTTTGTGGCGAGGTTTGGGCTGTTGCCGAGGTAATTCTCTTCCCGGCGGGGCGTCCGAGCGCCAAAGATTTCAACGTCTACATCCGTGACGCTTGAGGTCAAAACAATAGAGGCGTCAGTCGAAACCCCATTGTTGAACTTTCCCGAAACGGAATAGCCGGAAGTGATCAATTCCCCATCAACATAGACTTCCAAGTCTTCATCGCCATAGATAGGGAATGGGATTTCAAACTCAGTCGTGGGAACAACCGGCTCGTATTTAAAGTAGCGTGTGGAGACAGCAAGAACCATGTGGAGACCTCTCAATTAAGGCCATTTTCCCGCTTTACTTGCTGCCCCCGCAATGCACCTAGATCAGTCGTTCACCGTGTCCTTGAAGGTCCGCGCGACTTGGCCGGTCATATCCATGATTTGAGCGATAGGATGGTTGTTATAAGGGAGCGGGCGCAGAAGTTTCTTGGCATCCCGTTCCGTCATTTTCCCCGTGCCCATCGCCGTTACACCTTCGATCAGGCCAATCCCCATATCAACACTCGGGCCCAACGTACCCATTGCCATAGACCGCCCCATAAAGCGCGACGTTGGTTCGCCAAGGGTCATGCCGGTTGTGGGGCGCAAGGCAGCGTTCGCAAGCGCCTTTGTCGGCTCTGTAACCTCCATGAGAATGCCGGTCACGCCCGATCGATCCAAGGCGTCGAGCCATAGCGCCGACCCCTCTTTTTGCTCATATCCGCCCATGCCCGCTTTGAAACGGGAAACCACCATGCCCAGAGTCACCGCCATGAGAAGTTGAGACAGAACGGCCCCATCAGAGCGTTGCAGGCCAGACAACAGAATGCGGTGATGTGACGACACTGCAAAACTTTTGAATTGCGAGAAGAACTTGCCAGCTTCGCTTGAGAACGACAGCGGCTTATCCTGGCCGGGAGTGATAACCATCAAGTCCATTTCTCTGTTCATGGCTTGCTTGAAGGCGGTGAACGCCTCTGCATCATCCCAATTCGCGCCCTTCGGCAGCCACAAATGGCCTTCCATATCGCCGTGTTGCTGAACCTGCTTTGCGATACGAACCGCCATCTGGCGATCAATGCCGTTTTCTGAGAGTTTCAAAAGCTGGCTTTTCGTCACCGTATCATCAGCCACGGCCATTGCCGCCTTGGACATTTTCGACGCCGACATTGCCCCGCCGATGGTCTTCCATGCGACGTTCCAAGGCACCATGCCAGTGCCGACACCAAAGCCATGCGCCAGCTTATCAAGGCCTCGTTCAAACTTGCTGTTCCGGCCATATGGCTCGAACACTTCGAACATCGATGTGGCGCGAGAGTTAAGATACCATTCCGCCGCGGACCCAAGTTCAAACTGATCATCCAGTGCCATTTTGAACCGCTTCGGATTGGTGATTGCGTCCATTGGCCCGAAAGCAGCCTCAAGCCCGTTCCGTCCGATCATGCCGGCAACGTCAGGAATTGCCGAAAGCGTCATGCCCCCGAGATACCCCATGTAGGACAAAGACCGCGCGATACGGCCCCCGCGCACCCATCCATCGTTGGGATCATTTGGCACACCATAAACGCCTCTGATCCGTTCCATCATCCCTTCAAGGTCTTTGACACGCTGTTCAAGTTCCTCTTTCAATGCGGTTCGCTCTTTCTCGGATTTGGCGACACGCCGCTTGACGTCGTATTCGTCCCGAATTTTGAGATATGCCTCGGTACTTCTGAAATCCACACCGCCGAATTGGCGCGTCAATTCAATATCCGGCAGCATCGAATTGAAGTAATGGCCCATGACGTCTTGGACGTTGGTATTCAGCCACGGCAAAAGAAGATCATCAGACACGTCTAGAGTTCTGGCGCGTGTTGGGCTGGAAAGAGATGCACCATAGCTGTGCTGCCCCGGTTTGAGCCCCAAGATTGCGTTTACCGCATCGTCCACCGCGTCGGTGATTTCCAGATCATCAAGGCCAGCGTAATACTCATCAGCCGATTGGGCGTCCTTTGCCTTTTTCAGTTCTGGGATGATCTGTTTTAGTTCCTCTTGCGCCTCACTGATTTCATCAGCCACCTTGGGACCGATCACCTCTTCCAGTTCCGCGAGCCGCGCCTCTACGTCTTCCAGACGTTCCACCGCCTTGAGCAATCTCGCCTCTGCCCCGCCTTCGGATTTACCGGCGCGCTTACTGGATTTGTTGGCTTCACCAGCCTTGGCCCGAGTAATCTTCTGACGGTTGGATTTGCCCGGAAGCTGGCGAATGATCTTTTCGATAGGTTGATCTATGTCAATTTTCAATTCATCCATCGCCGCGAGAAATTCTTGCGCCGCTTCAAATCGACTGAGTTCAACGCTGTCATAAATCGAATAGACCTTTTCACCCCGGGCATTGTTCGACAGGGCGTCCCAGAAATCCGCCTCTGTTGACCCTTCCGGCAGATAGCCGAGTTCTTCCATCGTCGCCCGCATATCGTCAGCATGCATCCCATCTGGACGCTTGACGGTATGAGAGGAACTATCCAGAGCGGCCTGCAATTCGCCTGAACCATCATCGCGCAGACCGCCCATGCGACGAACCAAGGAAAGCATATCTTCCGGCTCATTCTTTTTCGCACCGCGAGCCTCTTTCAGCATCTCCTTAAACGCCGCGAGTTCGTCACCTTCCATCAAGGTTTCTTTGAGGTTGTCGGCGCGATCCTTGAAAATCTTTCGCAGCGATCCGGTAACGCGCCCCACGGCCTCTTCACGCTTAATCGCGGATTTAGCCCGAGCCTTTTTGTCTTTGGCTTTCCGCATGGCCTTGTTGAATGCAGTGCGCGCCGTGCGCCCCCGCTCTTTGGCCTGGTGCTTTCGCCCTTCCAGCTTTGACACGGTATCATCAAAGGCCAACCGCTCTTCGGCCTCTGCCCGTTTGCGCTTAAATTCGCGATCCAACAAAACCGTTATGTCGTTGTCCGTTCCGTCGCGAACATGGGCGGCGATCTTCTCACTGTTGTAGACGCGGCTCAGATAGCTTTCGCCATACTTGAGTTGCAACCCTTCATCAAAAATGCCGACGTCGATTGCGTCTTGTTTGATCTTGTCGAAAATCTCTTTCCGAATTTGCTGCGCGGCCTTTTCAACGTGCGGATTGAAATGCTTATCCCCGGAGAACATCGCCTTTCCGACTTCCTCCATGAACTCGACAGACGACCACTTGCCTTCCTTTCCGATCAAGGATTGGGCATTTGCCTTTATCGGGGCGGTAATTCGAGAGATTGTGCCAACATCACCATCATTGGCATATTCCGCAAAGGCCCTATTCAGGTGGCCCATCGCGCTCGAGAGTTCTGTGTTCCGGCGCGTCTTCACTATGGTTTCGACAGAGGCATTCAAGCCCCCTGCCCGTTCACCAATTTCATTCACCCGCCATTGGAGAGGGGTTTCAGCGAGTTGCGAAAGGGCCGAGCGAACTTCCATGAGATCCGAAAGCTGCGTCCGCAATATGGGATCAGTCCGAACAACACCGCGCAGAACCGGCGTCTTGTTCACCCACTGAAACATTTCTTCACGACGCACGGTGAAATCCGAGTCGTTCTTTGCCGCGCTCAGGCTTTGCAAGTGACCATCAAATTCTCTTACGGCGTCGGGCAGTTGTTCGGCCAGTTTGGCGTTGGCCGCGAACTTACGCCGCGACATTGCCCCCGCACCCGAGCCAAGCATGCCCCCGAGGATTACGGATCCGCCGATGGCAAATGCGCTTTCCATTTCCGTTCTGGTTGCTTGTGACTGATGCAGCGACACTTCGTCCGCCAAGGCAGCCATACCGGCCCACGCGCCCACATTGGCGGCTGTACGTGCCACGTTCGCCCCTTTCGCACCCTTTGCCACCGCACCGCCCGGCAGGAGCGTAGAAGGCGAGAGCATCGCCGCGCCCATAGATGCCAGCATGCCCCACCCGCCGGCAGCGTCCAGAGTTGAACGGTCTTCAATTTCCCGATCGATCTGCGCTTTCATACCGTTGACCTGTTCGCGGTTGCGCGCCTCGACAAAGCGTTCGGCATAATCCTCGTACTTGGTGCCCTGAATGTCTTCCCAGGCGCGATAGGTTGGATCACGCGGGACAGACCGATCATATTCAAAATCGCTCAGTTCCGAGATCACAGGGCTTTCAAGGCGAAGTGCGGCCCCCATTGTTTCACCGACCCCCGCGCTTTCGGTTTCGGGGCGCTGAATGCCAAACCCCTCCGGCAGCGCCAGAGGGGAGAAAGCATTGTTATTTTCTTTGAAAGGCATGGGTCATTCCTTTGCTTTGCGTTCGAAACGGTCAATTTCCGTTTGGGGATTGAACAGGCCGGGGTTCTCACGAGCGTAATTGCGGCCAAGGTCGCGCATGTGCTGCATGTATTTTTCATCACTCGGGACGTCGTTTTTCTTAAACTCTGAGGGATCGAAGAAGAAGCGATCCGGCAGCGCTTCAAGAACACCGTCCTTCATGTAGAAAAGCTGATAGCTTGTCTTGTCGTTTGACGTGGACTCTCGTCGAGTTTGGGCGTCCGAAACCAAGTATATGTCTTTGGCCTCCACCCAATTCTTGTGATATTCCCCCGCGTTGGTTTGCCCGCCTTTCCGCGCGAGGTCTCCAAACACATGTTCGCTGATTTCCTTCTCGATTTGGGTCTGCATCCAATCGTGTGAACCGTCAATTGGCGGGTATGCCGCTTGCAATTGCGGTGGATACTTCATGATACGTCGATTGCCCGTCACCGTGTTTGGCGCATAGATGCGGCCCAGATCATCAAGCGCACGGGTTTTCGCGCGGCTTTCATCGCCGGTTTCGATAAACGCCTTTTTGAACAGGGTTTTGTATTCCCCCATCATGGCCTCTTCGACGTAATCCGGCATCAGGTGTTCAACGCTTTCCTGCCCGTCAATCCCAATCGTCGGATCAGAGAACCAAGAGCTGTCATGGAAAGACACAATGTCGGAAATGTCCAAATTCTCCGCAAGGCTATCCGCCTCTTTGGATACGTTTTTCGGAACCTCTTTCCGGGCTTCGATCATGCGCGAACTTGCGGTTGTCGCATCACCAAATTCAGCAAAGGTTTTGTAATCGGACAGCGCGTTGAGCAATTCCTTGCTCTTGGCATGGTTCGTGAAGGCCGAGGGATGAGCCTGCATCAGCCCGTTCGCGACTTCCATCGCTTGCGCGACCTCTTCGGGATCATCTGAACGAACACCTGCCACGAGCGCGTTGAACATTTTCGTTGGCGCCTTCCCCGTTCTGTCCGTGAATTGAACGGCAGTCGAAATATGCTCTGGGTCTGATAGCGGATTTGCCCCGCCAAGAGATGCCTCATAAACATCATCGACGCGCGCGCTTACCTTTTTGTCGGCCATATCCAAGAACGCATCAGGGTTATTCAGTTCCGAAAGCGTTTTCTGAATTTCAATTTTGCTCTTGTTCGCCTTTTCGAGTTGGGTCACGAGTTTGCGTTGCGCCTCATCTGAAAGGTTGTGATCTTCCAGGATCTCTTGCGAAGTCAGCGTATCGTCAGCGTCAGCCATGCGGGTTTCATATTCTTGCGCCGAGAATTGTTCGAACCGGTTGCGCACAGCGATTTGCTCAGACAGCGCCTTTGAGGCCAGAGCCATCAATTCCCGATCATCAATTTGATCGATCACGAGTTGCTGTTGCGCCATATCAGACGCTTTCATAGTCATTTTCCGCGCGGCCCAAACCTTCGCATCATGGACCGTCATGCCCTTTAGAAAATCGTTAGATGAAATCGTGTCTGCCGACACAAGGTCAGACACAAGAGCGCTCGGGTCACTCTTGAGCAGTTTCACAGCACCGCCAGCACCAAAGAAATGCGCCATGTATTCCGTGGCCGGATTGATTGGCAGCCCCGCATTGCTCAGAGCCATTTGGTTTTCACGCCGGAAATGCTGGTACATCTCGGATGATTTTGCGCGATCCGCGCGCAGTGCTTGTATCTGCCCCTCTGACAGCCCATTGGCCCATTCTGGCTTATACTTGTTCACCAATGATGCCCAAGTTCCTTTGAGGAATTGGTGCGGCCCGTATGCAGACGAATTTGGGTTCTTTGCGTTTGCACGGCCAGCACTTTCAACACTGATCACCCGGCCCTCAACGGACCCGTCAGTCAAGCCCGCAACGATACCGGCAGCGTCTATCCCCTTCATGCGCCCTTGCGTCACCATGTAGAGTTTTTGGCGGGTTTTGGGATCAATGTCGGGATCAGACAGAAGGGTTTCGATTTCCTTGCGCTGTTCATCGCTGATCGACGTCGCGCCGACCAAGCCGCTCAGTTCTTGCGTCAGCTTCGCCGCTTTTGCCGCCCCTCTTGTGCCGCGCAAAAACGCCTCTGTTTCCGCCGGAGTTTCCGAGATGTAAGCTGTGTCCGCACGAAATTCAGACAGGCGGACCAGTTCGGCATATTTTTCCTCTGCGGCTTCAAGATCACCTCCTATAACCAGGTTGATATAGTCGTCGGACAGCATGTCCCGCTGCGTCTTCGAGTTCCGGTTTGCTTCGGATTGGTCACGCTGAACCTGCGAGCGGTATAGGCCATTGAACCGAGCGCTGGCCTCACGTCGCGCGCTTGATGCAATATCTTCCCGCAACAGCGCCGGTACGCCTTCCTCACCTTCGAGAGAACGCACGTACAAATCAGAGGCTTCTTTGAAACCGGATGGATCAAACTGATATTTGATTGCGAGTTCGGTCATGGTTTCGCCGGTGTCGATTGACCGTTGCGAAAGGAACTTGGCATAGGCTGCGCTGTTGTGGGCGCCGGCAAGTTCGCCGCCGAGAAGGCTCTTGTTATCGACCTTGAGTTGTCCGTTCTCATCGCGATAGACCGAGTTCAGACCGTCTTCTTTGGCCTGTTCAACGGCAGCCGGACGAACAACATCTTCCCCGACTTTCGCGAGGTCAGAGATTGCCTTCCACGCAAAGCCGGACCCGGTGTTGGCTTTGGCCGCGACCTGCGAAATGTTTTTGCGCCGGATGATTTCAGGGATACGTGCCATTAACTTTTACCCCAACTGGAATATTCGCCGTATTGAGCGAGAGGAACAGCCGCCTTCACAAGGCCCGTGCCGAGCGACCACTTGGCCGACGATCTGGACGATGCTGCCGCTGATTTGTAGTTTGCAGCCTTTTGCCGATCATCTGCCCGAGAAATGAGCCGGTCACGATCTGACGCATCCCGACGTTCAGCAAAGAGGGCCATTGCGTTCGGGCTGGTGCTTGATAGCCCATTGGCCCCGCGGGCTGCCCTGACGCTACTCTCTGCCCGCAAAAGGTCTTCACGCGCCAAGGTGTCGCGCTGCAACGCCTGCGTTTCCGCCAGGCGGGCGTTGAGTTCGTTTTGAGCGGCATCATCCATTGCCGCGCCATAGTTGGAAACCGCACTGGCCCCCGCGCTTGCAACTTGTGTAACAACCAGTGCTGTTATCGGGTCCATTAAACCACCACCCTATATCCTAGTTTCGTCAACATGAGCGGCCCCGGGCGCCCGCGCGTAATCTCGACCCGCTCATAGGATTCAGCGCCCAAGAAAGACATTTTGATCTGTGTGCTTCGCAAAGGTGGCGGGGTTGTCAAATCTTCCGACGCGAAAAAGTCACCGTATGGCCGACCATTCACCTCAAAAACACCAGTGCTGTGAACCGTCACAAACATCTGGATCAGGCGTTTGATCTCACGGACGCCCCGTTGCGTTCTGACAGACCTCCGCGACCAAGGCACGATCATGATGGGGAAGTGCAAACCGATCTGCGCGAACCCGTCCACCCCACTCGGGTAAAGGATTTCATCGCCGCTACCGTCTTCCGGCTTCCCATTGTTGTTGATCACATAGTCGCCAACATCGAAACCTTCGAAGTAGACCTGACAGGTGTGCCCTTTCACCTGAAATGCAGGGCTTGTCGTGACGCCGAGGTATTCCCCGCCATAGGTTCCAGACGGGTAAAACTCGTTCACTTCCGCAAAGGACGCGCAATCCAGAACGCACCCATAAACGAACCGCTCCGAAAAGCGATATTCCACGCCGTTGATTGTTCGATCGACAATTGCGCGAAGTGTTCCCGAGGCCTGATAAATCGCCTTGAACTCGCCTTCTGTTGTCCAAGGGCGCCATGAGATTATGTTTTCTGTCCGGTCCCACTGAGCGACAGCAGCCGTTCCATCTTCCATCGTCACAATGACCAGCAATTCGGGACGCTCATGCCCTGACGATGTTGCCCCGAGATAAACCGGCGTTCCGATCACATGGGGCGCATATCGCGAAATCGCTTCCACCCGCCAGCTTCGGTACACATCGCCGGACAAAACGGCCGCATGAACCTGGTTGCCCGTTGCATCCACAAAGACCGCGCCATCATCGACTGCAACGGGGCGGATTTTCGAAGAGCCAATTCGGGAGAAGCGCACCGGACGAATTGTTTCAGGCGTCACTGCCGACCCGTCGCGCGTCAATTGGTAAAACAGGCCCCGAGATGTGAAGAACAGCAGATCTTCGGCAGAAATGATATGTTGGATTTCACCACCGGCATCTGCGGAAATCGCCTCTGCGAACCCGTCACCGTCGTTTATGCCCGTCGAGAAGTCGTAAATATCCTGAGAGGCCGACGCGGCAAAGGCCAGCGGCAATTCTGGAAATCCGCCGAGGAACATGCGCCCACCGTGCCGAGCAGACGTGCCCGGATAGCCATGTATCGGGTTCCACATCTGCATATCCCAGAGGTATGTTGCGGCCTTGGTTGTCGCAGCAGTAACGGACGTCATGTTGCTGGCGGCGTTTGGCCCCACCAAGTCTTCCGACGTGGCAAACCCCGTGAAATTCGTTGTGACCAGAACAGTGATGGTTGTCCCTGAAATCTCTGTAATCACGCCCTGACCGCCGGACGCTTCGGCCTCGACTGCATCACCCACCTGAAACCCAGAGGCATCCGCCACGACCAAATCCATTGTGGGCGGCAGTTCTTCGATCACGGTTGCATTGATCACGGTTTCGGACAGGCGAGACCCGAGAAGAATTTGCCGATCACCATACCGGATCATCACCCCGTTATGATCTGTTGACCAGATATTGTCAGACGCCGTGATCGTGATGGATCCGGTCAGCGCGCTTGGCTGTATCGTCACATCGCGGTAATGCCGCCAGAATGGCAGGTTATAGGCGCCGGCAGCCGTTGTTGAGAACGGGAAGTCAGAAAGCGACCACGACCCGCTACTTTCCGACAATTGTTGCGTTGGGAAATACTTCGAGCCGATCAGGATGGACGATGTGTCGGGATCAGGGATCAGCCAAAACTCAATATCGTCATAATTCGGGTTGCCGTACCCGCCGGTCATATTGGCCCAATCGACGCCGGTAATGGTGCCGATTGCTTTCGCCTCGCCGGGGATGAAGATTTCCAAACCGTCGCTATTGATCACGACTTCATAAATTCGGGCATCACTGAATGGTGCCTCAAATCCGTGGGTTCCAAGCACATCGTTCAGATATGCCGTGCCTGGCCGGCTTTCACACTGGCCTGTTGAAAGTGTGATGGTGTTGCTGGCTTCCAGCGTTGATTTTTCGATCAGGGCAATATCGTCACGCTCTTCCGCTTCGGGGCGGATAACGCCGAGAGAGAAATCATTCTGCCAGATTGTTTCCTTGCGGCCCGCCATTATCGCGCACCACGCTTATACGGCGCGCGGCGAGCCCTCATAAGCCGACCACCCCCACGCTTCATGAGTGACGTCTTGCTGCGGTTCTTTGAGCCTTTGATGCTGGCTTTGAAGAAGAACGCCTCTGCCTCGCTACTCTTGAATGCGCCTTCCTCGGGTTCTTCGATCACGTTTTTAATGACCGCTTCCAAAGCGCGCTGAACCCCGAGAGCGAAGTTCGCGGACCATGTGTGTTCTTCGCCTTCCCGAACATACTCGATTTCAATTGTTCGAGCGTTTGCGTTCACCAGCAGAGCAGGGACGCTCAGATCAAGTTCCCATGCCTCTTGAATGTCGGACGCCGAGACCTCGTTGAAATACACTTCGACCACATGAACCACCCCATCAGGCAGCGTATATGAGTCCTCGTAACCAAAGGTTCCGGCAGAGCGCGATGTGAGTGTTGAACGGGCCTTTCCGAAAGGAAGTGCCCCCGAAGCATCTTCGAAAGCGGCACGGACTATCTCATCATAGTTCGCGTCCATCGCTTCATAGATGCCAGTCTTATCCGCCGGACGGTGCCCGGTGTGATAAAGTGCTGCGTTGAACAGCGTTTCTTTTGATCGAATAGCCATGCCTCAAAATCGCGAGATGCGGCTTTTCTCGCAATGCACCCCACAAAAAAAGGCCCCGCGATAAGCAGGGCCTTGTCTATATGTGATCACTCGCAGCGATCATTCGTCGTCGGGTTCTTCATCCATTGAATCAAGAATTTCCTGCATCTTGATCTTCACCGCTTCGCGAAGACGTTCAAGCTGAATGCCCTTTTTCACGGTGATGCCAAGCGACGTTGCCGCGATAACAACTTGCTCTTTCGACATTGTGGCGATGGATTGACCGCCGACCTTCAAATCAACTTCCCCGTCGTATTCCTGTTGGATCTCATAGAGACCTTTGGAATTTTTCAGGTTTTCCATTGCGGTTCCGTAGGGAACTTTCAGAGGGCCGGTTTTTTCGGCAGCCTTATATTCGTCTTCCGTGAACTTGACGTCGCGAAAGGATTTAGGCTTTGCGCAAACTGCGATTGTGACCATTTTCATGTTACACGTTCCCCAACACAGACGAGAAGCAGCCGAGGCCGATCGATGGCGACGTGCCGGCGGCGATCAAACGCAAACGAGCGTATTGATATTTGGCGCCGTTGTATTCGGTTGACCACATGATTTCAGCGGTATCGCCAACGGCGGTATCCGGGGCGCCCGATTGACGGACTTCCGTTGCGCCGAAATCGGCAACCGCAACAGCTGCGGCGACGGTTGAAAAGTCATCATCCGACAGTTCGCAAACCACTTGGTAAAGTTCATCATTCGCGCTGATTTTGCACGATTCAATAGTTACCAGTGTGCGATATGCCGTGCGTGACGCCGCACGTTGGGTGATGGTGTCGAGAACGGCAGTTGCCGTAATGGCAGCCGATCCTAGAGCGCGATGCTCTAGGCGGCTGTCAAATGGGTGTGTCATATTTTGCAAGGGAAAACCCTCCTATGATTGCCACGCTTGCAGCGTTTTGGTTATGCCACGATTGCGGCGTCAGAGATCGAAGACAGGCGCATGATGGAATACTCGTCTTCGACTGTAATCCCTTGGTCCCATTCGAACAGATCACGTTCGAAGATGCCGCGATCTGTATCGACAGGCAGGAACTCGGGCTCGGAGGTCTGGATGCCGCACAGGCCATCTTCGCGCAGCGAAACCAGATAGAGCGAAGTTGTCACAGCGGACCCGCCACCATATGCGACCTCGTTGAACGGCAGGAAGGTTGAACCCTTCGAAACGTCGTAGCCGATCAGAATTGGCAGTTCACCGAAGCGGAGGACGCGGCGGCCAAGCTGGCTATCGTAATCATCCGTGAAACGGTTGTTGGTCAGGCTTGGGTTACGCGCAGCGGCCTTGAACTTGGTACGCATGCGGCGAGATGCCAGCCAGTGAGAAGGCTCCGCAACCAGGTCTTCGCATTTGTCCATGTTGGACAGCGAGAGAGCCGCGCCGCCAGACGACGTGCTGTTTGCAATGAGGCGGGAATCGTCGGTTGATCCATCGACATTTCCGGCAGCATCAGCAACGCAGCGCTTTTTGAGGCCATTCCATTCTTTCGGATCAGACGAATTGTCGCCATTGATAAGCGTGTCCGTCCACACACGGGCGCCGTTTTTCATCTGGCCCTTCATGTAGGTGATCCGCTTGCGCTGGCCGTAGCGCTTCAATTTGATCCGGTCAAATTCGATCAGACCCGAGATTGGGGCGCAAATGTCTTGGAATGTTTCTTCATCGCCGTAGCTGATTTCCGGCTCTTGGTTCAGGGCACGGAACGCAACATTCGGCTCTGCGGTTTCGCGATCAAAGCGGTTCACGCCTTGGCTTGCCGCCTTAAACGACATTGCCGCCAGAATGTCCGAAGATGCAGCAAAGGTTTCAATCATCCCGCTTGCGGTTGGGTCAGGTAGACCCTTGGCAAACTCGACAAGGTTAATGAGATCGTCAGCCATGACAGGCCTCCTATTTTAGTTTGCGCTTTACTTTGCGCGTTGCGATAGGCCGAGTTCCAATCGTTCATCGACCGACATTTCACCGTAATTCATCGCCTTTGGTGCTGGCGTTACGGTTGAGTTGTGTTCTTTGAGAAGAGCCTCTAGGCCGCGCACCGCATCAGCCGACGTCAAGCCATTGAGAACGGCATTGGCGAGCGGGCCTGGCATTTCCCGTTGAAGGACACCTTTGATCGTATCAATGCGCGATTGTGCGTTCTGCCCGAGTTCCTTCATTTGCTCCGCGGCTTCGGCTTGCGCGGCCATGTTCGAACGCAGTTCGCGGTTGACCATCAGGCCGGTGATTTTCTGCATAGCGTCTACGGGTGTCATTTCACCTTGCGCGATGCCGTGCATCATGGCTTGCAGTTCGGGAAGGTCGGGGTCTTCGGGGTTGAACATTGAGGCCGGATCAAACTCGACGGTGTTCCCGTCTTCATCCGTATGTTTCAGTGACTCGGGGTCGAAGCCTTCGATCAGTTTGAAATCTTCCGGCAGAGAAAGCGTGTATCCCTCTGGCCCTTCCGGCAGCGCGGATTTGGATTCATCGTATTGCGCGCGGAACGAGGCCAGTTCATCAAACGACGAGCGGAACGAGGCAACGTCATAGGAACCGTCTTCACCTTTGAAGGTGTCGGGAACGAAAGACGAAAAGTCTGGTGCCGCATCTGGTGTTGCGGGTGTTTCATCTGGGGTCTGAGTTTCGGTATCAGCCATTTGATACAAGTCTCCTGAGTTCGAGGATAAAATTGCGGACGGCGTTCTCTTCACGCAATGCACCGTCCGATGTTCCGTTTGGCATGGCGGAAAACAGGGTTGATTTTTCGAACAATTTCAACACCCTAAGCCCTGCGTCGGTTGTGAAGGTTTCGATAATGTCAGCTTCGAGGCCTTTGGCGTCTTCCGCGCCATTCTCGCCGTTTTGGCGCATCCACGTCAGATAGCGGCCCAAAGGAGAATGGTGGAATTGCTCATTCCTCATGCTTTTTAGATAGCGATCTTTCACGCTACTGCGGATCCCCGTCACTTGGCGCCCCTTGCTGTTGTTGTTGCATTTGCATCATGGCCTGCATCACTTCCTCTTGAGTGCGGAACGTGACCAGTTTGTCTTTCAGCTTGTCTTTGATGTTTTTCATCGACGTTGGCATATCGATAAGGACCATTGATTGCTCCGGCCCGACAGACTGCACGGTCATATCGATGATCGACTGTGAAACCATGACGTCTTCTCGGGCTTGAGCCCGTTCAAGCGGAGAGATTGGCCGAGGCGCCACGACGCCATTTTCAATCATTGGCAGCTTTACGCCATCAAGAAGCCCGCCGCGTTGACGCTCGAGAAATTCCAAGCGTTCCAGAAGGCCGACGCCAAATTCGCGCCACAACTTGCCAGCTGGCCGCGCGATACGGCGCAATTGCTTTTGTTCTTGCCCGATATACTGCGAAGCGGACGGGGGCGTTTTGCCCCTCTGTTCGAGTTCTCGGTAAAACCCGTTGTTCAGAACCTCTTCAAGTTTGTCCTGAGAATGGAAGTTCTGATCAAGGTGTTCGACGGTGCCAATCGCCTTGATGCTTTCCGCTGAACCAGGTGCAGAAGGATAGGTCATGCCGCTTTCAATGCCATCCGAAAGGTCAAGCATCCCGTCATGCGGGTAGGTGTAGGCCGGATCAAGGTTCCTATCCATGCCTTCCAGCGTCATTTCTGTGAGCGCGTTCAGGACGCGGATTGTGGGCAGCATCCGAAGGCCGGGACCGCGGCCCCAAGGTGATCCTGGCTTCGGATTGAACCGGCCAACAACCATTGGCATCTCGCCTTTGGCTTTCAGGTCTTTATCAAGCCCGATAGCGTCCCCTTCAACGCGGATTTCTGCGCGCCAGATAGGATTTTCTGGGTCTTCATATGTGGGCCAGAAGCCCCAAACCACATCTGACCGGCCATTTTTGGCGTTTTTGATTTTGTCTTGCAGCTTTTGGGGCCATTTGGCCTTTGGGAAAAGCGCTTTGAGATCTCGGGTGTAATACGACTTTTTGCGGAAACGGTCTGCAATGCCGTGCGGCCCGATGGTGAGGTATGTTTCGGGCATTGGGATTGCTTCGCAAACGGTGTTTCCGTTCAGCGTTGGGCGTTCCACCCACATTGCGACGTTGCCGATCACGGCGTCCTGAAATGCGGTCTGGCCTTCATCGTAATAGTTGGAACGGGACAGCGCTTTGTCCATCGTCTTTTCGTACAGGGCCAAATCCTCTTTGGCTTGCTGTTCGTCGTCCTCTTCGATTGCGGCCCCGGCTTCGAACTCCACCCAAGACGCATTTTCGGGCGTCATTGTCGAGAACAGCTCCCCGTAGAAATCTTCTGCGAGCGTGGCCGGCACGTCGGTGAAAATCTCTTCTGGATCGTAGGTTTTGGGCTGTGTCGCATCCCATTCGGTTTCACGGCCATTGAAGCAGAACTTGTAGACTTCCCGCGCTGGCCCTTCGATTTGGGCTTGTCTGATTTGTTTTGCGGCGCTGAACCGGTTTCCGAACTCATCCATGCATTACACCAGAGATTGACCGGCGGATTTGCCGGTTGCGATTGAAACTCGTGGGGAACGCAGCTTTTGATAGACCTTGGTTTGCCCTTGCAGGTATTCCTGCATGGACGTCCGGTTTTCGCGTTCAGCAATCAGCCGTTGTTGCTTTTGCTCCGCGGTTTCCGTTGGTGTCGAGGGCTTCATTTAGCAAAACTCCGTCATAATCACGAAGAAGATCAGCCAGAAGCGTGTCTGGCCGCAATGCACCTGACCGGATGCCGAGGACGTGTTTTACAAAACTTACGCAGGTCATTGGTTTGAGAAAGTTTCGGGCAGTTTCGCCCGTTTTTCCG